GCACACCGTCAGGCCGTGTCCCAAGAATCCAGCGTGTACTTGAAAGCATGGATGAAACAGATCGTAAAGAACTTGTCGAAGCGTTAGACGATTACACGATCCCTGCGCCGACAATCAGCAAGGTATTGGAGAGGCGCGGAATAGACTTAGACGCATCTTCAATCAACAAGTACCGTCGAGGGGAATTCGCTCATGTCATTAAAGGATGAATTGAACGAGGAATCCCAACCGCCAGAAAACCAGCGTGCATGGGCAGAAGTAACACCCGATGGTGGAGAGATTTCTACCGGTGTTCTACCTACACCAATCACATCAGACTGGACAGCAATACTTGTCGGGTTCGGTTTAGACCCAACCGTATTTGAAGTTGTTGATGACACAGTACGAATGTCTAAGTGGCAGACCTCTAAGCGTTTAGAGAACGGTGACAGAGATGTTGCATGGCTGTACTCGTATCGTGCCAGGTTTCGTCGCAAAGTAAACAGGGTGCTGCCTGATGAAGATATCGAGGCGTTACGACAGAAGGTTTCCAAATGGAAGCAACCGAAACGCGCTGTCAGCAAACCATCTGATGAGCCACCATGCACATTCGTAATCAACTGGGCTGACCTACAACTAGGTAAATCTGCTGGCGGTGGTGTCGAAGCAACCGTCGAACGGGTATTGGAATCATTGGAGAAAACAGTTCAGCAACTCCATGACCTTCGCCGTAAAGGTAGAAACATTGAAGGTGCTGCATTAGTGAACATGGGTGATCCGTTTGAAGGATGCGATGGGAACTATGCGAGCCAGCTCTTTACCGTTGAACTCACCCAACGTGAACAGTTGTTACTCGGTGCAGACCTGTTCGCTAAAGGCATCAGCACTATCGCATCACTTGTTGATGTGTTGGATGTTGTTGGTGTGTTATGTAACCACGGGGAGTGGACACGCCGAAACGGTAAAGCCGTAACATCAGACTCAGACAACGCTGGTGGATTCCTGATGGATGTCCTCTATCGAATCCTTGACACACAGATACCGAACCTTGAATGGACTATCCCACATGATGAGATGGTCACAACCAAAGTGTTATCCGATATCAAACTTGCGTTCGCTCACGGCCACAAGATCACCGGCAAAGAAGTTGAATGGTTGAACGCACAGTCAATAATGATTTTGCGTGAACAAGGACGCGAACCTGACCTGTGGATCACAGCACACAAACACCATTTGCAAGTTACCGATCATGGTGCATACACCCGTATCCAATGCCCGTCAATGGATGGTGGGTCTAAGTGGTTCGCTGACTCTAAAGGTATTTGGTCTACCCCAGGTACGCTGACGCTGCTGGTGGGTCGCCATGACAAACGGAACTGGTCAGATTTGGAAGTCCTATGAAAGACGCACGTTTATGCGCCTGCGTATATCGTGGGGTGATCCCACGTAACCCTGACTGCGGAGAAAAACCCGATGACTTTGATGAATAGAACCGTCGTTTACATCCAATGGGCTGACACCCACCTGTCCGAAGGTGGCTGGCTAGATATGCAGTCCTATGAGGACGATGGTGAATGTCTCGTAGACACCGTAGGGTTCCTAATACCAGTCGGTGAACCAGGTTCCAAAGATAACCATGTGACTGTTTGGCAAACCATTTGCAAAGAAGAAGGCATCCACGCTATACATATCCCTGTAGCGATGGTCCGTGACATGAAAGCGATTGACTTGACAGTAACCGTGTCACACCCCTAGATTACAAATACAACTGCACAACCATAGGAGGAACAATGCAGAATCTACACACCATCCCCAAGCCAACACACGGCAGCCAAGACTGGCTTAACCTACGTTGGGCAAACGAAAAAGGTGAGAAACGAATCACCGCATCAGTAGCCGCAGCAATTCACGGTGAACACAAATACACCACACCAGCAGACCTAGCGGTAGAACTATTGGCATCCACACCCCCTGTGCCAACAGAACAAAACGATGCGATGCGTCGAGGCACAATCCTTGAAGGCCCACTCATGAGTTGGGCAGGCGAAATCTTGCACGACTTCATCGTGGAACCAGCAGAAATGTACTGCTACGAAGAAGCCGGTGTACGCCTCATGTCCACAATGGATGGTCGTTCAACTGTCGACGGAAAGTTTTATGAACTCAAAACATATAACAAGCGATGGACGGGACAACTTTCCCGAACCTGGTACTGGCAAGGAGTTCAGCAAGCGATATGCACAGGTAGTCACGAAATCCACTGGATCATTTTTGATAGCGACCTCCAACTCCAGTTCCATACACAGACCGTAACTAGCGACGAAAAACAGGTTCACATAGAAGCAGCCCGCAAATTCTTGGGCTTCATCGACATGGGCATGATGCCTGACGTGGCTGATCCCACCTATGACAACGCCAGTACGCTCTACCCCGAGGGTTACGGTAACACGGTCGTATTGGGGCATGAGGTGTATGCGAGTTTAGAACGGTTGGCACAAGCCCGTGAGCAGAAGAAGCAGGCTGAAGCTGTTGAGGAACTTATTAAGGGTGAGTTGGCGATGTTGTTGCAGGACGCTGAGTATGGCGCGATTGACGGAACCCAGGTCGTATCGTGGAAGAACAGCAAACGCACCTCGTTTGATACCAAGAAGTTTGAGGCTGAGCATCCTGCGTTGGCAGACAAGTTTAAGAAAACATCAACCTTCCGCACTATGCGGATCATCGCTAAGGAGGCGAAGTAATGAAACTAGAAGAAATCATCAGCAAATATGGTGTGCCTGATCCGAAGATCGTAGGCAAACTACCTAAAGGTGGGATGCAACTTGACTTCGTAGGTCACGCAGACGTAACAAAAATGCTTATCGAGATTGACCCTGAATGGACATGGGAACCAACCGCGTTTGATGCGAACGGCCTACCGGCTTACCGTGTGGAGAACGGTATGGCACACATGGCGGGCTGGCTCACCATCCTCGGTGTACGCCGCTTGGGTATTGGTTCGGTCATGCACAACAAACCTGACCTACTTAAAGAGTTGATCTCAGACTTCATTCGTAACGCCAGTATGCGCTTCGGTGTATGCCTGTCGTTGTGGACGAAGCAAGAGTGGGATGATGTTTCATACACCTCATCTACACCAGCACCTAAGCCCGCACCAGTAGCAAAAGTTGAACCAGCCAAGCCAGCCGATCCGTTGGTGTCGATGGACAACATCAAACGTTTCGTGGACGCTTGCAAGGGTGTAGGACTAGACCACGAGCAGATCGCCAAGTCAGCAAAGATTGACCTAGCAGACCTGAAAGAATCGCAGATGCCTGCGTTGCGTGAAGCGTTCGCCAAAGCAAAAGAGTTGGCTGCATCATTCGCTAAAGAAGACGTAGCACAAGAAGATGAGTTGCCACCAGAAGTGATGGACGACTTCAACCCTGCGTTCAAAACCACACAGGAAGCAGTAGCAGCAGTCATAGATATGTTCTCTGCTGAGCCTGTCATCGCACAATCCAAAGCCAACCATCTCGCCAACGGCACACCACAAATCAAAGAACCTGGCGCACCGGCAACAGCGAAACAGATCGGAATGTTCCGCGCTCTAGCATCAAGCAAAGGTATTGGGCAGAAAGCTGAGCAACTGTCAATGGCATCAGACTCATCAGGCCGTGTGATTGGTGCGTTAGAGGAACTCACGAAGTCTGAGATTTCTGAACTCATCACCATCCTGAAGGCGTAATGGCTGTCGAACAGAACAGGAAGGATTACTGTGAAGGCAACAAAGAAAAATGCACAGTCAATGGATGCCCTAAGTTCGGAACTCTTGGACGTGAAGCTCGTGACGGTAAGCGACGGGTCAAAGGATGTAACGATCCTGTTGCTCGCGGAAAACGATCGAGGACTAAAGGTGATAGCAAAGCTAGACGTGCTAGGAAGAAGTTGGGTCTTAGTGCGACAGGTAATGCAGGCACTCGCCATGAAGAACATTGGGGTGGCCACTTCCGTGTCGAAGTCAAAGCCGGTGCGCAGGTGGGTCCGATCGCTACACGTTTCAACCAGGCTCGTTTACAATCTGAAGCATCAAAAGCGTTGGGTGACATACGACCTTTCGCGATGATTGCTATGCCAGATGGTTCTAGTGGCGGTATCGTGTTGATGACATTGGATGAGTTTGCGGAACTGGTTTCCCTTAT